CCCGCTGGCCCATCGTGATCGGGAATCAAGCCGTTCGCCATCATTTCACGCATCGTTGACAGTACGTTAGAGCCGCCCCATCGTGATCCTCCTGTCACTCGCGTGTATAACGCCAGCGGTGAAAACCATACATCGTTATCCATTCCGTTGTACTGGCGATTAAAAGCGATCTGAGCGTTTTGACAGGATGCATGCGCAACGCATTCATGGGAGTTGGCTTGTGCTGTGAATCGCCCGCTGTAATCTTCGGCCCATTGTTTCTGCTTGTCTAACTCTGCAATCCTGTCGTCGAACTCGCTGCGATCAATCAGCAACGATTCAGGGAAACGCTTGGCACCTGCGGCAAGCAGTTGGTCTTCTGTCGCATCATCCTTCAGGCCATCAAACTTGAACTCGATGTCGATAAGTTTTGGGTCAATCATCTGTCATCGTCCGGGTTATTCGGAATGGCTTCTATTGCATCGAGTCCACGATAGCAGGATGCTATTAAATCCCCTGCCGCGTTCTCTTCTTCTGTGCTTCCCTGGTCTGAGCAGCAGTAAAAGTCCATTTGTGCCAGCACCCATTCCATGAAATACCGCAACGTCCAATCTTCTCCCCCATAATAATAGCCTTCTTTGATTACAGTCCAATCTTCTCCCGTTGGACCGAGGGGCGGGTATGGCTTTGCCGAGTCAAGAAGTTCCCCTCCTTCGCCGTTCGATGTGATGCGGTGCGTTAATGAATAAATCTGAACTGTCATTTGATCGCCTCCTGTAATTGCTCCGCTGTCGCCGGTACATCGAACGCACGCACAACGCGGTCGCCACTAAGTAGCACTACCGCAGGCAGACCGTTCTTTTGGGCTGCTGCAATCGCTGACGCAACGCTTTCGGGTGTCTTGCCGTCACCGGTCAAAACATCCTGGTCAATCACGATGCTATCCATCCCAGAATCACGCAAAACAGATTGCACGAAAGGCGGGACTGTGTAGCCTTCCGACTCGTAGACTACCACCGCTCGATCAGGTGGCGATTGCACGCTGCCAGAGAATATAAACAGCAACACGCAGGCGATTACAAAGTAGTCAATCAGTTTCATTTTTATCCACCAAGTCTATCATCCGTTTCCATGCTTTGAAGTCTTCCATCACTTCGCACTTAGGCGCACATTCTCGCAGGGTATATTCGAGCGGGTCTTTGGTTTCCTTTGCACGCTTTAGAGTCTTTGAAGATTTTAGGTACTTGAAGACATCGATGCGGATTAAGACGAAGATGGCAACGCCTATCAACGCGCCAATTTGTATCCAACTCATTTGTAATTCTCCGAGACTGTTGATTGTTTCTGAATAATACCGCAAACCGTCTCTATTATGTAGCCGCGTTAACGCTGAAGTGCCCAACGTATCCATCAGTTTTAGAATACAAATAGCTTTCCGCTGCTCGTCTTGATGTGTAGCCGTGTTCAAAATGCCACGGGTCAGTAGCACTCAGACTTGGAAGCGTTCGGACGATCACGCCCTCGTGTTCTGCTACTGGCAAGAATTCTTTCTTCGCTCGGCTGTGTACGTGACCGAGGTGAAATTCTCTATGGGTTGTCTGCGCCCACTCCTGCGGTTTCTCGGTTGCCATGAGTGTCGGAAAGCGGGTCCACTTGTCTCGCACTGAATCGCCGTGTGCAAATCCTAATAGGTTGGTTCCGTATGTGATATATTTTCTCTTTCTCCACTCTGCATCAACGGTCACTCGTTTGTTGTGACGATAGAATTGCTTGAGGGCGTGACATATATGATAGCTCGCGTGCTTGTCGTGGTTCCCTTGAACTAAAACAATATCGACTGGAGCCGAGCCGGCCATGATGTCAATCTGTTCGACGCACATCGCAAAGCAATTCTCAAACACTTGAGCATAGCGACCATCTGCGGAGTCGCCCATTGAAGTTCCGGCTGTAGTAGTCGCTGCGGAATTGTCGAAGTGCATCATGTCGTTGCCAAGCGGCAATAAGAATCTTTCGACTTGAAATCCTTGCACTCTAGCCAGAAGGTCAGCGAATGCTTGACGGTAGATGTCTGCTGCAATCTTGAGATCGTAGCTATCGCCGGTCTCTTGTTGCCATGCGAACTTCCCGAAATGCGTATCGTAGATTGATATTTCATAAAGGTGAGGCTGCTTGAGTTTCTTCAACCGATTCATGCCAGTATATTTTGGCGAGTGTTTCCTGAATCGATCATGAACGGCCTCGATGCCATCGGTGAGCCACTTGGTAACCTTGCGGCGTAGCGTGACTTTCACCTGCCACATAACTTCGCGGTGAACTCGATCAACGCCGTTCTCTGATAACTTAATCGGCATTTGATATTGATTGATTATGCATTCTTTGACCTCGAACAGTTCCGCATCGATCTCTGCTTTCGCCAGGGCGTCCTCCACTGTCCGTATCTCAGATGAGATCGACCAAATTTGAGTCTGGTCGCCTTTGTGCGTGACCTGGTACTTCTCACTCGGGAGAGTTTGCTTAGCGGCTTCGGCTACTGCTTTTTTTAGAGTCATGCGAGATCCTTCTCACGTTTCGTTTTAACGTTTCGGATTGCAAGCGAGGCTGATCCCAGCGATCCCGCATAGTCTCAGTGAGGATTCGCCAATTGATCCCTTCAAGTTCCCCCGCTTTATACATCGCCGCCAGTTCCGTCAACTCTTTCATTTGTCCTGAAGTTAATCGACCATCAAGGGGCGTGTTACCCTGTTGCCGTGCTGCGTCAACTGCTTCCTTTAGACTCATGTTTTTTAATCTCCACAATGCAACCGCGTGGAATTGTGATGTGTGGCCCGCAACTATCGCCTCCATCAGTAAGCGTGATTGTGATGTGTTGCGGATGTTCGTGTAAAAGGTAGCCAGATGTGAAGCACGGTTCTAATTCTGCCAAGCACGATTCACGCGCTTCGTCTATGTCGTTCCATCGGTCTTCTTGGCACTCTGCGTCAATCCATTTTATTGTTACTCGTTGCATCGGATGCGATCCCGGCGGCTTTTTGCAAATCTAAAAAGTCCCACCATTCTATCACAACCAGCGAGGTTCCATTGTCTTCTCTTATGATCTGAATATCCACGTGTTCTGATGGTTTTAGGTAGTCCGGCAAGCGGGCTCTCCGCTTTAACTGTGCATTGTAACCGCCGAGCTTCACATCCACTTCTTTATGCTCGCCCATCGCCTCGCCATTGCTTCCCCACGCACGCTTTGCGGGGATGCCCGACGCTATCGCCTGGTTGACGATCTCGCGTTCAAATCCGTTGCCCTTACGTTTACTTGGATGCGTCAAGTTTGGCCTCCTGTTCCGCTGCTCTTGCTGCGTCAACGGTTGCCTGGTGCCCGTTGTCGAGTCGGAATACGCTCGATGGTCGCCCGCCTTTAGGGCTGGCTGAGACGGGAAACGATTTTCCGTAGCCGGCCTTCGTCAGTTCCTGTAAGGCCGATTCCGCATCTTGGGCCGTTTTATATCGACGGTTGCCTTGTTGAACTTCGCGGGCCGTCACCACGCCGCCTTTGCGCTCAATCCACTCGATCAGCTTGCGCTGTTCGCGGCCATCATCGGGTTCCGTAGGCTTCACGTTCTGCTGCCGTTGGTAGTCAATTAAAATCTGCAAGCACTGCCGCGCCTTTTCAAGCGATGCAACGCCGCCCTTCACTTTCCATCGACTAATGTATTCAATAGCGGCCGCTTCGTAGTGGCCGAGATCGTTAGCAAGAATGTATTCAGCCGGTTGTATTTTCATCGATTGGTAGTGGTCGCCGCCGACCTGTTTTTTTAGTGCGTCTAGCATGGTTCATCCTTGTGTTTTATTAGCTGCTGAAAAAATAAGTCAGCGGCACGCAGGCACGCAGGGCACAAACAAGCAACGGATGTCGGCTTGTCGGTGCTTCTGCGTTCCATGTCGGTTTGCTGCGTGTACTGCGTTAGATCGTTCGACACTTTCCCGCAAGCATCGCACCATTTTATTTTTCGCTCGCCCAATGGATCACCTGCTGACATTGTCCATTTCTGCAACCTCGAAACGACCGCCGATAGTGCGACCGCCAAATGAAGCCAGAAAATAAAACCGCAAACATCATCGAAACAATAAAATATTTCATTTTTAGCCTCTTTTTTTTCTGCGTTCGGACTTACGGAAAACAACCTCGATATGGTCTCGTAGCTGAAACATGCCTGCCGGAGTCGTAACCTTGAAAGTCGTATTGTCGTCATCCTCATCGTTAAACCATACCAAGCAAGAAACTTCATCTAGATGCTCGTCCTCGTCCCGGATGCACACTACATAGCCAACCGCGACATGCTCTGTCTTATCGCTTGACATCATCGTCCTTTGCCGCTTATGCGACTGTCTTCTTCGTCGATCATTTCTTGAGCAGCACGCCGCCCGTGCCGCTTCGCCAGGTCGTCTTCTGCTTCTTGCATAACCGGATCATAGCGGGGCAACCGTTCATCAGGAACCCTCGCCGGATCGATTCCAAAATAAGTAGTCCCAATTCTTTCTGCGTTCTTTTCGCCGTCCCTAATCAACTGTTCAGCCTCGTCTGTGTCGGCTGCTAGCTGTGTCAGCATGATTATCGAAATGGCTTTTGAGTGCGTTGTCGTTTGTGAAATCTTGTAAGCAGCGTGACGCCGTTCTTCGTAGTTCATTTTTTCCATTCCTTGAGGTCATCGCAAGTCTGCTCCAATCCAGAAATAGACAAGGCAAACCGACGCCCTGGTCGCAGGTCTTGCAAGTGTCGTAAATCTAATTCTCCCGCTAATAACTTCGCTGCGCACGCCGTGTACGCTGGCGATTCCTTATCGACAATCAAATGGCAACCACGGCAGACGGCCAACCAGTTTTTTTGATGTTCGTATTTCTCAGCGATGCTGTCACGGGCAGCAGCGTTCCGGCCTGCGATGTGATGCACCTCTCGTGCCGGTCGTTGCTTGCATACTTGGCAGCAATACTTTGAACGCAGCCAATCTTTTCTGGCATGTGCGTGCGTCTTGTTACGGCGTTGGTATTTTTTGCGTTGGTGTCTCATTGCGTCCGATAGTCTTGCGTTGCTTCTGCTCTTGCAAGTTGCGACAGCATGCCGCAAACCTCATCTTCAATATAATTGTCTTCATACGGAACGCGGCAAGACATTTCAGCAAGCTCTGCGTATCCGAGCCGTTCGTCTTCCAGTTTAAATAGCTTAATGCACAAGCCATATTTCGCGCGGCAAGACGGCTCACTTATAGAATCGCGGCGGAACGCTTGGTACAACTCGCCGTCTGTAACTTCGTCGGCTAATTTTGTGAGAGTGCCTAAAGCATCTTCACCCAATTGTTCGCAGATTTCTTCCGCCTTCTTTTTTGCTTCGTGACTGCGTGCAATCAGTGCATTGGTTCGGCTGAATACTACGTGTTCGCATCGCTTACAAAAAACTTCAAACGTGTCTGGCTCTTTGCAGCGTTTACATTCTAATCCATCCATGTTCATCTACCTTCCTTGTTTTGGTATCCAATAAACTTTCCGCACTTGCATCGTACCCGATAGCGACCGGGTGAAACTTCTTTCTTTAACCATCGGCGGGTGTCGTTCCAGCAGAGCCGATCCACGCACGGCGTAAACAATTGCTTCAATTCCTTTTTACGTTTTTCAGGATGGTGTCTTGCTTGCACTGTTTGTTCTGTTTTGCAACAATTCTGAATTCAGGGCAACCGCAGTTAGGGCAGAACCCTTCAGCGTGTTCTTGGTTGCAACGGTTGCAGGTCTTTATCATGTTTATGTTTATCCTGGAGCGACATGCGCCGCATTCCTACGGCAAAGCCATGTCTCTGTTCAGAGCCTATCGCTTTAAAACGCACGGCACATATTTCAATCACTGATGCCATTCCAAGACCGCCAGGGTTATTGCCATGTGCGAGGTGCCGTCATCAGCTTGTATCCTATTCAGCCCGCAGGCTGTGTCTCAGACGGCTTGCAGGCCACCTGGTGCGTTAGGATACCAAAACGCTATTTGTTGCTTCGTCGTGCCTCTCGATACGCTGCCTTCGTGTCCGTGATTGTCGAAGGCTCAGTCACAATGGGTTCCTTCTCCGATTCCATTGCTTCGCGGTCTGCGAGGCGTTCCATATCTATTTCATGTTTCTCAAAGTATTCGAGTCGCTTCTGAATATGGTCGTCATCAATACACAGACGCAGATCCAGGTACTTCTTGCCGATGGGGTTGCCGCCTAGATTCCAGTCGGTGCGGTGCGTCTGCGTGACGGCATCGAGAAGATCCTCAAGCGTGAATATCTTGAGTTGCTTCCTGACCAGTTGGCGGTCCTTTTCGGTCAAGCGGAAGCGGCGATTGTGCAGCGGTCGGCCGTTGTGCCGCTGCTTTTTCATGTGCTGCTCTATGATCTCGAATTCGCGCACGGTTCCTCCTTGGGTTAAAAGTCGAGCGGCTTCCATGCCGCCCTTCGCTATCTAGAACGGTATTTCATCCTTGCTTGCTGGCGGCACTGTTTCAACGTCCTCTTGCGTCGAAGACGTTAATGCGTGCCGCATTGCCATATCAACATCAGACGGTGGAAACTTGCTTTTCGTTCCGTCGGGTTCGTATCCTGGTCGCCAGCTGCCGCAATACCAGGCGAGTTGCTTTTCGTTTAGATCGCCCAACGCCTTGCCTTTATTCTTGCCGAAGTGAATCACCACGTCGCGCCAGTTTTCGACAAAAACAAAAGGCGAGTCTGGCCACAAGTCCAGCGGATCAGATTGTATTTTTACCTTGAACCCTTCGGTGGCAAGCGACCGGGGAGCGGCCGGTGCTGGTTCGGTCTGGCTGTCTGGTTCCGTGTAACCCGATTCCATCTGGTCGCCGCTCCACAACTCGTATGCCAAACCAAACGATACCGCCGCCGCTTTGCAGTAGCCTCGAACGACCGCGTTTGAAACATCGACGGCCGTAATCTGGTCGAAAGGAATTGCTTTGTGGCGGTTATCCATGATCGCCTGCACGATAGGAGGCAGAGAAACTTCATCGGTGTGGCAGAAATAAATCTGCACGTATCCGCTGTTTGCAACGCGGAAAACGACATCCCCATCTTCTCTGTGGACGCAATGCGGCATCCATCCGGGGGCGTGTTCGTGCAGCAGGTTCAGCGTTTTGGCCCAGTTAATATATCGAGCCGAGAAAGATCCGGTCCCGATTGTTTCGACGAGATCCTCGGTAGCGATTCCAGAGAGATTTGGTACTTCAGCCATTTTGACTCCTTGTTTTAATAAAAAAAGACGAGCAGCAGCCTAAGTGAAGCTGCTACCCGTCTCCCAAACACCAAGGAAAGAGCCTGTATCGATTGACTTCCATTTGATCGTCACTGTAATAGCTCCTTTCCTGGTCACAGTTATATAGTGCGAAATCACTCTTGGGAACCCCATAGCTGCACCATTGAAATATATATGTATATGTACGCAGTTCCCGTCAGCGTGGCTAATATGAAATCCATTTTATGTGTCCTTGAGTAAGGTTGCAGATTTAACGCCTACCGCTGCGGCGATTTTATCGAATGTCTCTGCGGTGCCGGGGAACTGTTCCCCGGATTCGTATCGATACCATGACGGGACCGAGACGCCAGCAGCAACCGCACAGTTCGCTACTTTCAACTTCTTTCGTTTCCGTACGGAAGTTAAATTTCTAGAAAAATCAATTGATGTCATGGCGTTTCACTCCCTGTAGAAATTGAAGAACCTGCGGATGGCATAAGATCGCGACAAGCTGACGACTGTGAAGAAGATCCCTAGTAAAAAGTTGTCTCGAATTGGTAGGTCTATACCGAACAGCGGAAACGTAGCTATCTGGACGGCAACCGATAATAAATAGCCAATAGCCACATTCGCCACCGATTCAATGGCAGACATTTTCCTGCTCTGCATCTTCAAAAAGTCCTATCTGTTCTGTCCGCCTGGAAATTGCCCGCGTGCAATTCAATTGAGCGGCTCGGTAGTACGTGTCTTTGATTTCGCAACCATAGAACCTGCGATTGTGCAAAAGGCTCTCGTAGCCCTCCGAGCCGATGCCGCAAAACGGGCTGAATACTATTTCGTCCCGCAGAGAAAACAGCTTGACTAGCCGCCGGATGACTCCCAACTGAAGCGGGCAGATATGCTTGACGTCTTTATCGTCACGGCCCTCTCTCACGTTTAGGGTGTCGGTCTCTTTAATGTCAGCCCAATGATGCTCTGCGTATTGAATCCAGTCGTTTCGACTTATATCAGCGTCTCCGCGTATTGGATTCGCGTTGTCGCCGGGAGTCCTGAATTTAATAATGTAATCGGACAAGGCTCCCCTGCTGGCGGCACGGTCGCTTTCAAGGCCTGCGAACTGTAGCTCTCGGCTACGGGTTCGGATCGCTTGCGCCTGCGGATTCTTGCGGATGCTCCAATCGTATTCATAGATCAGCCCAGAACGCTCGGCGAGTCTAATATTTAGGCCCCTAAAGTCTTGAAGGCCGACTTCGCCCGATCGCTTCAGTCGTGGAATCTGCATGACATGAACGCAGATAACGCGGCCAGGCTTCACGAGTCGAGCCAATTGCCGATAGAAAAAGGATAGGTGTAGTTTGGCGTCTCCTCGGAAGTCCTCGCTATTCCCGATGTCATTTTCTTGATCGGTATAGCTATAAAGGCTTGGAAATGGCGGGGAGAAAACAGAAAAATCAAAACAGCCATCGGGCAGCGTTGCCATGTGCTGAATGCAGTCTGCTTGCTCGATATGAAATTCGCCCTTAAACATTGGTGACCTCCTTGAATAAAGATTCCTGAGAAATTGTATCTTGTTCGACTAAATGGGCCTTCCTCATGACGTTCTGAACCATCGGTTCTTCGATGTCGGTGAGCGGAATATGAACGTTCAGGGGTCGGGTTGATCCGATACGATTCGACCGCTTAACTGCCTGGTAGAATTGCTCGTATGAATCCTGCAATCCGCTGAAGACTTGCCGCGTTGCAACTTGAAGATTCAAACCGAAGCCGAGGATCTTTGGCTTTGTGATTAAAATCTTCCGCTCGCCGCTTTTAAATTGGCTGATGAATTCGAGCCGCTTATTGAGCGGAGTTGCCCCGGTAATGTTCCCGGCGTCTGGAAATAGCTTGGCCAGTGCAGCCTGTTCATCGTTGTATAGGCACCAGATGATCGTTGATTCCTCCGGCCACGATCCGACAAGTTCAGCTATCTTGGCTGGCTTATTGCTCGGGATGGCCTTGCCTTGATAATGGCCTTTTGCAATCTGGCCCATCTGCGACCGCGATGCTATTCCGCCCAAGTCGGTCGAGAATAGCTGGCCTGTTTTGCTGGCAACTATTCTTTTCTGCTCGTCAGTTAACTCGACAGGATGATAGTGGATGTGAATGGGCGGCACCGTATCGCAGTTATCTTTCCATCCGTAGGTTGCTGGATTAGTCAAGAAAATAGACCAATGCGAAAGTGCACGATAGAACGGTTTTAGAGCGTGATCCTTCAGCGCCCATCGATCCTGCGTTTGGCCTCGATTTATAAAATAGGTGGCGAGGAAAGAGTTGACGTTCGGGAATGCGTCAAGGAACACGGCGTGATTAGCGTATTCAATTCGATCATTTGGGGCAGGCGTTCCGGTGCCGCAGTGCTTGAATTCCAGACCCTCGCCAAGTTTCAGTAACCGCGTGCCCCATTTCCCGTAATGGGACTTGAGCATCGATGATTCGTCAAGCAGTAGGCCCCCAAGCTGGCCTCGACGCATGACATCCTTGATAGCCTCGTAATTTGTAATCCCTAGTTTGCCGCCGCAACCGTCAAGCCAATCCTGCAAGCCCGCAGCGTTTACCTTTTCGATCTCAATGCCTGGATAGAAGTTCTCCGCTTCGGTGATCGTCTGCCCCACGACCATTAAAGGGGCGACAATCAAGAATCCTTTATTGCGTTTCGATAAGGCCTGTAGAGATGACTGTGCAAATTCTAATTGGATTAGCGTCTTGCCTAATCCGCAGTCAGCAAAGACCGCAAACTTGCGTTTCTCAATCGCCATTTCTGTGATCGCCTTCTGATAATCGAACATAAACGATGACGGCTCCCAATTTCGGAAAGTTTCATTCGATGGGGCGATGCCGATCTTTGCGGCATATTCATCGGGGAATTCTGCCAGTCTCCCACGCATTCGATACGATGGCAGCGATTTGATTTTAAGAAACGTGCGATAATCATCGACCGAGTTAGGATCTAATATTATTTGAGCCATGAAGTGATTCCTTGTTCATGAGTAAAATTGAGTAACTTGGCAACCGCCTCATTCCTGTCGAGCCATTGGCATGATCACGTAGCCATAACCATCATCGGTAGTGCAAACCGCAGCACTTTTAGAGTCTTTGATCTCAAGAGAAAAAGTCGCATCTGCGTCAAGGACTTTCAGGAAATCACCCATGTACTTTGGATCAAGCATCAATGTGATCGGCTTCCCGTTGTATTCGATGGGTAGTTCGATCCGCGATTGTCCGGTCTCTGCGGCTTCGCCTGCAAGAACCGCTTTGCTGTCACCAAAGGTACAATCAATTCCACGACTTTCTTCACTGGTAACAATGGCCGCTTGTCTGACAGCCGAATAGAACAATCCGACAGGAAGCTCTATATGGATGCTCTTTTCTCGTTTCGGAAAGACATCCCGCCAATTCGGAAAGCGGCCTTCGACTAAACGGGATCGCACTGTCACATGGCCACACTGAACAAGAATATCATTAGAGTGTGCGGAGAGTTTTGCGTGCGATTCTTGATCGGACAATGCTCGATCAATTAGTTGCAGTGCCCTGCTAGGAACGATTGTTGTCGATTCCCCGGTCTTGTGACCACCAATAGATTGTGAGGTTCCTTGCACTTTTGCCAGTCGCCGACCATCTGTGCCCACCGCTATCAAGTCCTCGTCATTAAGCTCAAGCAGCACGCCGCTTAAGGCGTATCGGCTGCTTTCGTTATCTGTGGCAAAGATCGTTCGATGGATAATCTCCTTTAAGAATCCAGCAGGCACTTCGTGATAGTCTTCATTACTGAACGGATCGACGTCAATGAACTCATCAGGATTTGCGGATGGGAGAAGGAAGTTGCTTCTGTGACCATATACGCGGATGCCCTTTTCAGTGGCTTCAATTTCTAGCTTCGCGTCAGGTGCCTCCTTTAAAATGCTTGAGAATTTCCTGACTGGTAATAACGCCGATCCCCAATCGGACACTTCCACTCCATTGACGGCGTGGCGAATTCCAACGTCTATATCGGTTGCCGACAATACAACTCCATCGGGGCCTGCATCTAGTTTTACATTCTGTAAAGCAATATTTGGGCTCCTTGAGGGGGCAACAGATGCGACGAGCGAGAACGCCTTGAGGAATTCAATTCTGCTAATTGTAATTTTCATCTCGTTTGGGTTCCTTGTAGTTTGGGTTTGTGTTTACAGTCCACGTTCGATTCGCTCTTGGTAATCTACAGTGGCTTCAAGTTGGTTGTTGAGGTAATGCCCGTGACACCACTCATCGTGTCCGTCCGGCAGGTAGGCTGTGACAAACTGGGCACCGGTCGGTGACTCGCTCGGGAGTTTGCCCATGATGATTCGCCCTGGGAGAATTCCTTCCTCTGCCTCTGGTCGGTAGGTCGCGATGAATTCGTAACCGTTCAAGTTTTCTGTAGTCGTTTTTGTTTCGCTTTTCATCGTTTGGGTTCCTTAGTTTTGTTGGTTGTCTTATGTTTCAATCATCGCCCCGAATCCCGTGTTTTATTTCTCGACCACAACCAAGCGATAGTACAGTTGGTCTCCACTCTTAGTCTTTTGATGACACTCCGTCTTCAAGACCGTCTGCGTGTACCAATCCTGCTTCTTCGTAGACCACGCTTGGGACTGCTCTATCCACAATGTCGGGATGTTCTTGAACTTACCACTCACGCCCACGCTCGTACCTTTCCAGTCGTGATCGGTAACACTCTCAACAGTCACCTCGGTGTGGTACTTCTCTTGAGATGCAACTGCCGTATCAGAGAGTCCACCCGTTTTGTATACTCGGTAAACGGTCAGTTTGTCGCCAGCTTTGATTTTCATTGCTTCGTTCCTTGTTTCGTTTGTGTTTGTCATGTCACACTTTGAGGATTCGCTCGAACGCTGCTTCTAAGTCGCCGACTACTTCATCTGCAAAACGGTCGTGTGCCGAGATTTCAAGCACATCTAGGCAGAATGTAAACTTGTCTTGGGACGCATTCCAGGTGGTTGCATTTCCGACAGTCGTGGCCGCAATAATCTTTTCCAGAAAGTTCATCGTTTCGTTCCTTGGTTTGTGTTTGACTGTGGTTTAGCTGGCGTGTGCTTCACAAAGGGCGCGGGCGAGGTCGGCTGTCTTTGCAAAGATGCTGACATCCTTCCAGCTTGTCGTATGCGGGTCAGTGGCCGCTGTCATATCGTTCAGCTCACCCTGTAGCAATTGGATGGCTTCCATGATCGAGGCGTGCTGTGCTTGGACGGCTTCGGCTGCTGTGTTCTTTTTCGCTTCGTTCTTCATCGTTTCGTTCCTTGGTGTTGTGTTTGACATGCCACTGTTATCGTCTAACGAGAAAGGATTGTCCAGCCCAGGTGACGAAAAAGGAGAAAATAATTGAAACGGTGCGATTAATGGTGCGATTGGCGGGTGATTGGCGGGTGATTCCCTGCCCCTATATAGGCCCATATCGCCCCTCTAAGGGCCGGATTGTAATGCGGCATATTGCACGGGGGAAGCAGGAACGCCCTCTAGGGGCTAATTTCGGTGCCGTATGGAGATTCGACGGCAGAAACTATCCAAAACGGGGCACCTGACTGGTCGAAGACGCCTCGCATCCCGATCTTTTCGTCTTGAATAAAAAGATTGTGCCGTGCTAGCAGAGCATCCCGCTGTGTATCTGTGAGAACGTGCCCACGCCAGAGGTAGCAGGCGTCAATGGCGGCTTGCACTTTTAATCCGTCGATCACTTCGGCCATTTGTTCAGAGGACAATCTTCCGTGCCTATAAAAATTTTATTGGTGCGTGCCATGTCGGTACTGATTCGACAGCCGCAAGACGTACAGTGCGCGTGAGTATCGTCGACACGCTCGAACCTGTCGCAATCGGCGCAGATTTTATTGAAGATATAATTGACTTCTTCCTCGCTGCGAGTTGGCGAGCCGCCAATTTTCCACTTGGCCAATGCTGTTACGTACTTGCCGGCCTGTTCTACTTTGCCGTGATTGCAACCGCCGCACGCCATGTTCACCTCCCTGCGTTGGGGCATTGTTCGCCGCTGCCGGAATTATACAACGCAGTAGCTTCCACGGGAATGGTGGCAGGCGATGTGACCGGGACGGATGTTGACCCGTAGGTGGTCGGGTTGTCGTCGAAGAGCAGATTGTCAATTCGATAGCTTCCGCCGCCTTTTGTGCCTAGTCGAAGTTCGCCGCCAGTCGAAGTAATCATTGTGCCAACTCGCAGCGGCCAGCTGTCATTTTTTATTCCGCCTCGCGAATTTATATTTTCATAAAATTGCGCCCATGCTGTTTCAGTTTCACCGCGAACATGGAACCAAGAGTGATTGCCTCGGATGTACCAATACACGAAATTCCATTCATTAGCGTGCGCTCCGGCCAAAGACACATCCGTATCGATGTTTTTTGCACCTACAAACTGCATGCTGAAATCAGAAAACGCTACGGTGTTCGTGTTCACCCACGCCTGCATTGATATTGGAGTTGTTGCGCCACCACCGATAATCATGTTGGGCTTATGCATGAGAATAAACCATTCGCCAAGCTGAACGCCGTTTGATATGGAAGGACAATGCGAGGGCGTACCGCCACCAGACGGAGCATTGGCTTGAGTGGCATAGCCTTTGGTTACGACGCCTGGGTACGTTTCCCAATATGTAAATGCAGTAGATCCTGCTGTTGGACAGGTCGTTCCGGTCAAGTTGGTAATCGCTTTAATCCAAAACGACATAGCCCATCCGCTTGTGTTTGCCGACGGCGAAAAGCAACTATTGTCAGCCGCTTCCAGGTAGCCCTTTCCGTAAGAATATTCGGAAGCACCTGTGCCGAGCTTTTTGTTTGTTGTGTCCCATCCTGGCCCGCCGTCTTTATTTGCAAGAGTTACGCTTCCCGATGAATTTGCGCCGCTACTGTCGAGCGGGTAGCAAGCACATCCAGAATCAGCATCGCTGCAGCACGGACTACATCCAGGATTGTCACGCTTCCATGTCATGTACAGGGCACCACTACGATGATTGCTTGGGTCATATAGCTATCTGATGTATGCTGCCGCACAATGACCACCGACTGATCGCGCGAGACTGTCGTGCCGCCGGGGTTGTATGCAAACGCATGATCCATATTTTCCGCCTCATTGATGCAAGATGTATCTGAAGACGAGCTCCGTTCTGAAAACGCACCGCCCAAGGCATTTGTGCAGCTTCCGGTTAAGGCTGTAATTGCAAATTGGACCTGCACCCATCCCCAACTCTTGGCAGCAATGTCCGCCAGTGGAGCAGCAACCGAACAGATGCCATCCCACGCGGCCGGGTAATCTCTGTCTTCTTCGACTGTGCCGGTGCCTGTTCCCGTTCCGCTTGGCGGCTCGGACGGTGGCGTATCTGGGAAGCAGCAGTAGTGGAATTCGCCGCTTGTGTTCCATGAGCCACCACCATTAGCGCAAGCGGACTGGGTGTGCGCATATTGTGCATGGCCCGGCTTTACTAATGCACCAAGAGCGTTTGACCCTGATGGGCATTGCGTCACAGGAGGCTGTCCAGTGGGCGGTTTTACGCCACCAGGGTTATCTTGCGCGGCGGCTTCGTTAAAAGTAGGGCAGCAAATTGCTTGCGGAGTTCCAGCGTTTATCAATTGATAGGTAACCGTGCCTGAATTGGGAGGGCATTTGCCGTCGTGATTAGGTGGAACGGGCAAGGCAGCCGGGTGCCCAGGTGGCAAGTTGATGTCCACCATGCACGCGATCTCTCTGCGCGGGCGTGTGCCGCCTTCGCCTTGACTTCCAGTAGGCCCGCTGCCCTGCGAATTATAAGTGTGCTTGCCGCCGTATGTTGGTGGTGGTGGCTCGTAGCTTTTTGCCGGTGCATCCGTGCCGCTGACGCTGCCAGCTCGCGGATGCCCTGGAGGGGCGGCACCGAAAATGTGCGCAGCGATTTGTCCGCGTGCTTCGTCGTTTAATATTTTGAAAGTCATCGACGCACTGTGATTGTTACGGGCGTGTCAGCATGCAGCCAATTTGTAACGGTCAAAACGTTGGGATCGTAGGCAAGCGATCCTTTATACACTCTGGCGTTGGTAATCGTTCTGTTCTGCCCACTATAAAGCGTGTTGACAGTGCCGCCACGCATTGTCAGATTCTTGACGTTGCCAGTTCCGCTCCAAAACGCCGTTCCATCAAACACGTTTAAGTCTTTCACCTTACAGGCTTGGTCTGCGCTAAACGTGCCACCGTATAAATCAACAACGCTGTTGGTGGTTCCTGCTGTTGCGGTCAACGTGCCGCCGTACTGGCTGACATCGGTCCAGGTCACGCCGCTTCCAAGCATCAACTTTCCTGCACTCGTCAATTCAATTTCTGCGATTGTCGACACCTCGCCCGGATTAAGTGCCACGGCGACATTTCCGTCAAGCATATTTATGCGACCGATTGCTGTGCCGAGTAAATTCAATCCTGCCGAAGCAAATGAGCCGCCGCCGGTGTTTTCAATATGGATAACTCCGGTGGATGCCTTGACGTTTATAAACGCTGGCCTCACAACATTCGCATAAACAACTGACGGCTTCATTTCAAAATAGTTTGGTCCCGTCGATGATCCGATGCTTTGCAGATAACCTTGTTTAATGTGCAGCTCTCCTGTAACAGCCGCGAGCGTTGCGAGATCGTGTAGACAGCTCGACGTGCTTTGGTGCGTGAAGTAAATGTTATCCGAGCCGCTGGGCACGCCCGCCGGAGACCAATTCGCCGCAACGTTCACACTGTTTGCGCCCGATGTGCTGCCGCCTATCCAAACCTTTTCTGCCATTGTTCAATCCTATTTCTTTTTTGGTTGCCCAGGCCAGGGAATGATTCCACCAATGCCTTTCATTGCAACGATTGGTATAAGTTTCCCGTCAGGACCGGTTGCCGTGTGCGCCGTCGCGCCGCCGCCGTAGCCGTCGCATTGAGCGTAACCAGCTTGGACGATTCCGGGTGCGCTAAAATTGCCGTCAATAAAGTTTTTTGTGACCGCAAAATATGGACCGCATGGACCCTGTTGTACCGCTCCGATGCTTCCGCCGTTCAGCAACGATCCACAGGGACGATTTGCTTCGTCTATCTGCCCGTCTTCGTTGGGCATGGGAGGTGAACCGGGATCAGGTGGGCAGTTTTCTGCGCTCTGTGCATTGTGTCCAGTCCTTCGGGCTTGCAAATCTGTTTCTTCCTGATCGATGCCTCCAACTCCATCCCGAAGTTCGTTCTGTGCGTCGGCTGTATTAGAGCCAAGATGATACGACACTTTTGTCCGCTGCAATAAAGTGACCTCAATCTGCGGAGTCGGCAGGATTGGAGTTCCGCATCGATTATTAATTGGGTAGTCCTTCATTGCCTTGACTGTTGACGTCGTTTCTGTGTCCTGTGGAAGACAGGCACCCCGCCCACCGCCGCCGCCTGGATCGCTTCCGTTCCCGCCGCCGCCGTTCTTGCCGCTTGCTGGAGTCGCATCGTCGTAGGTTGCCGTCGCTGTAATTACAGGCTTGCTGCCCGTCGCCAGTGAAGCGTTGCAGCTTTTAAGATTAAAATTCTGTTTTCCGTTTGGCGGTTTTCCTGGGACTAGGTCAATGACGTTTAAGATTTCATCTGTCACTTTAGATCCGGTCGTTATTACCGCCGTGCTTTCATAAATGTAGCTGACATCAATGCTGGTCACGCCGGTGGGTGCGCCGCCTGCGCTCTTGCCGCCGCCGCCGCCGCCGCCGCCTGTCGGTGCGCTAAACGAAACCGCCACAGACGTTGCTTTGAGTGTTCCTGCCATTGCTTAAAGTCCTACCTGTTGAATTTCTGGCGTGCCGCCGCCTCCACCGCCGCCGCCGCCGCCGCCGCCGGGGGATGACTGGGCAATCTTGGCATCGATAGACTTCAAGGTGCGGAGCTGGTCGGTTTGGATCTTTGTGCTTTTCTTCTGGAATGTCGCCAGCGGGTTGTCTTTTTTGAATTGGGCTTTGGCGACTTGCTCAAACATCTCTTTGCTGCCAACCCTCACAAGAGAAGCAGTTGCACTTTTTCCGGCTGAATCTGCCGCTTTTTCCCATGCGTCTAGACGTTGCTTTTCTTGCTGATTCTGCTGGGCAATAACCTGGTCAACGTCGCTTTGAATTTGTGTCTGCACTTTAGCCGTCAGCTTGGCAGCAATCTCTTGAGCCGCTTCGCCTTCACCAAACATGCCACGGTCAAGTAGGCTTTGGATTTCTGCAAGCTGTTCGCGGTAAACGTCGGCTTGTGTTTTCAGGGAACCCGTAAGTTCCTCGGCCCTACTTTTCAATTTGTTGGTAAGCTCAAGCTCTTTTTTCTGTGCCTCTTCTGCTAGCTTTTGGGCTTTAGCTTTTTCATCAGCGGCAATCACTTCAGCCTTGGCACGGTCAAGTGATTCCTGGGCTGATTTCTTTTGTTGATCTGCAAATTTTTTAGCGGCAGCGGCCTGCTCTTCATAGGTTTTGCCAATCCCTACGGTTTCAGCCATGAAGTTTTCCGTAGCAGCAATGGATTTTTCGATCCAAACAACCGCGTCCTTGAAAAAATCAATAAACTCTTTACCGATTGTTGCCATAAAGTCATCAAGCCGGGCCTGTAATCGCTTTGCTGCTGCCGCATAGCTGTCCTGGCTTCTTACTGCATCGCCTTGCGCGTCAGTAGTTTGGTCAAGAATTAACTGCAACCGTGCGAGAGTCTTAGCCTGTTCGCTTGCGTTTTTAGGATCAAGCCCCATATTAAGCAGCTCCTGCTTAACTGCTGCGTCTTTAACATTGACGCCATATTTTTTGACGGTTTCACTGCTGCCTGTAAGGGCTGAGGTCAAATCATTAAAGACGTCGGCATCTGCTTTATTG